TATAAGTCTAATGTAAACTGCTACTGTTGAACTTAATTTAGGATGGTATAAATCATTGGTAGATATAATATCTACATATAACCCTAATCTAGCTAGTTTTTCTAAGCTAAGTAACTTTTCTTCTTGTTCTACTATATAAAACACTTATATAACCTTTTTAATAATATAAGAATATTATTTAAAATAGCAAACTTTTATCTACCTCTTTGTAATCTATTACGTCTTCTATCAACTCTATTATCAGTTCTTCGTTGCTGTCTATTAGCAGCTCTACCTCTTTTACTATACCTACCTGTTTGGTTAGCAGAAGCTTGTCTTCTATAAACGTTGAATCTGTCTTGAACCTTATTACGAATATCAGAAGTTTTTTCAGGATATTTTCCTACTTTATCTCTAAAAACTACTTTCTGTTCTTTCCATATTTTTTGAATAATAGAACGTAGTTCAGCTTTTCTACTATCTCTTCCTCTGAGTAAAGCTAAAGCAG